GGCGGTGGCGGACAAATTCACTTGTTCGCCGGATTCGTTTTCGAGGATAAGAGTGAAATACATGAGATACCTCCTTGTTTTTTCTGGTGGGGTGTGGTATAATAGATAAAAATGATAGGGACATTAGCCCTGTAAATCGGAATTTACAAAGGTAAGCAACATGAAGATAAAGAAAAATACAACAGGTTTTATAAATACCTCATATTCAATTCTCACAAAAAATGAATTTAAAGCTGCAATATATGAAATAGGCAGAAGCAATAACGCAAATGTATTAGAAGTCAATACCAATCTTACAGGAAAGAACTTTTATTTCGCAAAATTTGAAGAAAAGATTAATAAAAAAATAAAGTATATTGTAATTAACCCCTATACATTGTACTTAGCGTATGCAAGCTCAATTTGTTACGGAACTATCATTTTTGAAAATGATAGTTGGGATTTGCAGAATGTAACAATAGAGTATATCTTACTTAACCATGATCAGCTTGAGGAAAGTTTGAATGGTTCTATAGATGAACTTGCTGAGAATGAAATAAGTCAAATTAGATATTGGCAACCTCATACGTGCGGAGAAGTTATATTTAATTATTGGGATTAACAAATTCCAGTTTATCAATCTACACATTTAACGCATTCCGTGTCAGTCGATAAATCTCCAACCGTGACAGTGCCTTTGGCGATTGATTGGTCTGATTCACCGTTTTCCGATTGTCGGTATTGTAATAATTATTCACCGTCCCACCGGAACTGTCGGGCAGCATTGCTCCGGAAATCCCATGCAAGCTGTAATTCAAATCAGAATCCATGGTCAGCTGCATGGCTTTTGCCACGCCGCCGACTGCTTTTTCCACATATTTCTTGCTCTTGTCAATGCCCTTTGCCAGCCCTTTCATAAAGTCTGGCATCCAACTTTCGTAGTCTGTCAGCGGACCTTTGTCCGGTACAGAGAAGTGCAGGAAATCCCGAATGGTATCGGCAACATTGGTGACGCAGTCCGCCAGCCAGCCGATGGCACTCTGAATGCCATCAATGATTCCCTGAATGATGTCCCGTCCCCAATTCCAGGCATCAGAAGCCAGTCCCTTGATATATCCCACAGCGGCATCGAATCCATTCTGAATGGTGAACTGGATGCCGCTGATTTTGTCGGAAACCGCAGAACGAATGTTGTCCCAGATGCTGGACACCGTAGAAGAAATGCTCTGCATCACGTTGGAAACGGTGCTTTTGATGCTGTTCCAGATGTTAGATACCACCGACCGGATGGCGTTCAGAACATTGGAAACCGCAGAACTGATCTGATTCCAGATAGACGATACCACAGAAAAAATGGCGTTCATCACACTGGAAATCGTGCCGGAGATGCTGTTCCAGATGGAAGAAACCACATTCCAGATTGCAGACAAAACTGATGAAATGAAACCTGATACCGCATTCCAGATGGTCGTTACCGTATCTTGAATGGTATCCAAAACCGTGGAGACCGTGGTAGAAATGGCATTCCAGATGGTTTCAAATGTCGTTCGGATACCTTCTAAAATCGGCGTTAAAAACGCCACGATTGCATTCCAAATGGCACTGATCTTCTCCGAGATCCAGTCCATCACTCTGCCCACAATGATCTGAATGGCTTCAAAAATCGTCTGAAACAGATAGCCGAATGCTGTGATCAGCGGTTCTAAGGTGGTGTAAATGGCATTCCAAACGGTCGTAATGACGTTATGAATCGCCTGAAAAACCGTAGAAACCACGTTGTAAATGGCATTGAAAATCGTGCTGAAAAAGTTGTAGATTGCCGTAAAAATGGTGGTGAAGAAGTCCCGAATTGCCGTAAATACGGTCGTTGCTACCGTCTGAATGGCAGTGACAATGGCGGTGAAGGTATTGGAAATAGACGTCCAGGTGTTGACGAAAAAGTCCCGGATTCCGGTAACGATTCCCGTGAAGAAGGAAGCAATGCTGTTCCATGTGTCCACGAAAAATGTTTTGATGGATGTCCAGACTTCGTTCCAGCTTGTTCCGAACCACCCCAGCACCACATCTGCAATGCCTTTCAGGGTATTCATGATATTACGGAACGTGTTGACAACGAAATTCCAAATAGACGTAAAAATACCCTTGATGCCATTCCAGCACTGCTCCCAGTCACCAGTGAACAGACCGATCAGAACATCCAGCAGCCCCAGAAGAACGCCAGTAAACTCTGAAAAGATGTTGGAGATATTCTGAAAAACGCCTTCAAAAATAGGAGCCAGCAGATTGCACAACCCATCCCATGCCGCTTTCAGCACATCGGTGAAACTCTCAAAGTCGAATCCCAGAGCATTTAGCCGGTCAGTGATGCCCTGTGTCAATCCAGTAAAGGTGCTTTTGATTTGTTCCCAGATGGCGATGATATTGCTTTTGAATTCGTCATTGGTTTTCCAGAGATGCACAAAGGCAGCCACCAAAGCGGCAACAGCTGCGATAATGGCGAGCAGCGGACCTAATGACACGCCCAACGCTCCGGTAATGGCTCCAATGCCACTTTGCACAGCCGAGAAAAGGGCAGGCAGTTTGGACACTGCGGAAAAGACCGTCCCCACACTGGAAATGGTCTTTCCAAGCACCACCAGCATCGGACCCAGAGCAGCAGCCACCAGTGCAATTTTCGCAATGGTTTCTTTGGTCTGCGGATCCAGTTGATTCAGCTTGTCCACCAGTTCCTGAATACGGGAAACAATGGAGCGAATGGTAGGCATCAGAATGTCAGAAAAGGAGATCGCCAACTCTTCCAGCTGGGACTTCAAGATGGTTACTTGTCCGGCAAGGTTATCCTGCATGACCGCCGCCATTTTTTCAGTTGTGCCATTGTAGCCGTCTACCGTATCCGAACAGGTGTCAATGGCATTGGACAGTTTTTCAAAGTCCGCCGGTGAACCGTTGATGATCGCCAGCATACCGGACATCGCCTCTTTGCCAAACAGTGAGGCAGCCGCCTGTGCCTGTTCTGCCTCAGAAAGTCCGCCCAATTTCTGTCGGAGTTGTTCCATGAGTTCCCGCAGAGAATACATCTTGCCGGAACTATCCGTCAGAGAAATGCCGTACTGTTCCATGGCAGCTGCTACCGTGCCTGTTGGCTTTGCCAGATTGGTGATAGCGGAACGCAGTGCTGTACCAGCCTGTGAGGATTTGATACCGGCGTTCGCCATCAAGCCGATGGCAATGGCAGAGTCTTCAGCAGAATAGCCCAAAGAACCCAGTACCGGAGCAGCATACTTGAAAGTTTCGCCCATCATGCTGACGTTGGTATTGGCATTGGAACTTGCAGCCGCCAGAATATCCGCAAAGTGTCCGCTGTCCGAGGCAGACAAACCGAAAGCGGTCAGAGCATCCGTGACAATGTCTGAAGTAGATGCCAAGTCCTCACCAGAAGCAGCGGCAAGATTCATAATGCCTTCGATACCGCTGAGCATATCATTGGTTTTCCATCCTGCCATCGCCATGTAGTTCATAGCATCCGCAGCCTCACTTGCAGAGAACTTCGTTTTACTGCCCATTTCACGAGCCTTTTCCCGGAGAGCATCCATCTCTGAACCGGTCGCCCCCGAAACAGCTGCCACCTTTGACATGGCGGAATCGAAATCCGCACCAGTTTTCACGGCAATGGTTCCCAGAGCCGTGACACCAGCGGTGACGGGCAGCAGCTTTTGTCCCACACCGGAAATTTTGTCCCCGGCGGACTGCAGTGTTTCACCCAGAACACCCATCTTTTCCAAGGCGGTGTGAGAATTGTTTGCTTCTGTGGTCAGGCGTTTCAGTTCGTTTTCGGTTTCGATGATCTCACGCTGCAAAGCATCATACTGCTGCTGTGAGATTTCACCATTTGCAAGAGCGGTGTTTGCCTGTTCTGCGGCAGTTTTCAGCACTTCCAGCTTTTCTTTGGTAGCTGTCACCGCATCGGCGAGGAGCTTATGCTTCTGCGAGAGCAGTTCCGTGTTGGTGGGATCAAGCTTCAGCAGTTTCTGGACATCTTTCAACTGCATCTGCGTGCCTTTGATGTCTTTGTTGACACCTTCCAGTGCCTTGGACAGCTTGGTGGTATCGCCGCCGATTTCTACGGTGATGCCCTTGATGCGGTTTGCCATAAATTTCACCTCCGAAATCGAACGAAATGCTTGACAAAATCGTTCGATTGTGATATAATAAAACTAGTAAAAAGAAAAGGGGGCTTGTTTATGTCAATTACTGCAACTGAATTCAAAACAAACCTTGGTAAGTACTTGATGCTCGCTGCAACGGAAGATATTTTCATTTCCAAAAATGGAAAGATCATTGCAAAACTAACCAATCCCAATCAAGATCGTGTTGATATTGCCAAATCGTTATTCGGTTCTGTTCCGTCCGGCTGCACGTTAGAGGAAGCACAAAAAGAGAGGTTGGATCAGATATGAGAGCGTTGTTAGATACTTGTGTGATCATTGATGCGCTTCAAAAAAGAGAACCTTTTTGCGAAAATGCACAGACTATTTTTCTGCTTTCTGCCAATCGTCTTTTTGATGGTTGGATCAGTGCAAAATCTGTCACAGATATCTACTATTTGACGCATCGTCAAACACACAGTGATGCAGAAACTCGAAATATTTTAAGCCGTCTCTTTGTACTGTTTGATATTTTAGACACAGCTGGACTGGACTGCAGACAGGCAATTTCATCGAATGTATCTGATTACGAGGATGCTGTTATGATTGAAACAGCACGTCGCACAGGGATGGATTGTATCGTCACAAGAAATGAAAAAGATTATGCACATGCTGACATTCCAGTATACACGCCAGAGGCATTTATCGCATTGCTTTCATCAGAAGAAGAAACAGATTTCTAAAATCGGTCAAAATCCCTCTGATCTGCCAGCACATCATAATGACACTCGTCATTCTCCCGTTCGGTAAACATATCATTCACCAAACCAATGGTCAAAAAATCCAAATCGCCCATTGACAAACCAAGCTGAACGCACCGCAACAAAAACAGCGGTGTGGTCATCGGTCGGTCAATCGGGCGATGTTTTTTTTAGACTTGACCTGTGTTTCTACATTCAAACCCCAGAGGTCGATCAGCTGTGGCAGGATTTCGTAAATGCTGAACGTGTTGAACTGTTCCAGCCATTCATCCGGAGAAGCCGGAACGGCTGGGTCAGCGTGTTTTGCCATGATGTAGGCGATATTCTCAAATACTTCAAGGCTTTCAATGTCCAGTGCAGAGAATTCCTCTGTATTTTCTCCCACAGACTTTTGCAGTGCTGCAAAGTCCTGATAAATATCTCTGCGAAATTTCAAGCGATACAGTCTGGGAACTGTTGCACTTGCCTTAAACGGCACATCAATACCGTCAATGGTGATGTTCTTCTGAATTGCCATACTGCCACCCCCTTACGCTTTTACAGTGGTCTTGGAAGCCGTTCCGGCTGCCGGTGTGTATACGTTCTTGTACCAGCCATCATAAGTAGAAGCATCTGTGGACTCACAAGTCTTTGCCTTTACCAGACCGTTGGGCAGTGCCGAAGCCTTGATGGAGATAGTTTCAGTCTTTACTTCCTTGCTGTCCTCGGTAGTCTGTCCCTCTGTTGCCGGACGGGAGGCGGAACAGCAATAGAGAACGTGACGAATCTTTCGCTTATCTCCGGTGAATTCAAACAGCAATGCAAACTGCGATACCTCATCATCATTTCGTTCCACCAAAACACCGTTGCTGTCCAGGATTTCTCCCAGAATATCTGTAGAGAAATCTGTAGGAATCAGGGCAATTTCCAAATCACCTTCATAGCCAGAATTGTTGGAAATTACGTAGTATACGATGTCATCGGCATAAAAATTTTCGTTTTCGCCGTTTGCATCAATGGAAATGGAAACCGCACCCGGCAGACGCACCGGATTCACATAGACTGGTGTCAGATTGGCTCCGCTGGCATCGGTTACCCAGTCCTTGATTTTAGCGTAATGTACATTGGTCAAACCGAATTTGACCTTGTTCTTTTTGTTTGCCATAGGACTTAAACCTCCGTTTCGTAAAGCACTTCATAGAGCCTTTCCGACTCTATCCACACTTCTGATTTTGTGTAGTAAATCTCATGACGTTTCAGAACCTCTTCGATCTGATTTTCCAGTTCAGGATTCTTAACGTCTGTATAAAGTTCAATATCCAGCATCTTAAAACTGAAATACATGGAATTATCCGCAGAAAATGTATTCTCTCCAGGAGATAGAAACAGCAAAAAAGGCGGTGCGGGACTTTCACCCTCGGCAAAATGATGGTAGGCGAAAGGCAGTCCCATCTCTTCCATCATTTCTGCGATCTGTTCGTAGGTCATGACAACGCCTCCTCGATCAAATGCTCCAGCAACTGTACACCGTTTTCTTCCGCAGGAGCAATGTGCGGTTTTCCTGATACCCGACCGCCGCCACGTTTGGCATGGCCTTTCTCCAATAAATGTGCCAGCTGATAACGATTTTTACTGTGTACAGTCATTTCAAGAGAATGGCTGTTTTCCTTGGTCTTCTTCGTTGCCCAGCTTTTTGCATATTTTCCGGTGTCCTTCGGAGCATTGGCGGAAATCTCGTTTTTCACTTGCGTTGCAGACTTCCGGACTGCTTTTTTCATGGCAGTATCCGCAAGGTCTGCATATTCCTGCAAGCCCTGCATAATTTCCTCTGCAAGATTGTCAATACTGGTCATTTTGTCCTGCCTTTCTGGCTTCCGCAGTAAGTTTCAGATAATCCTTGTGCAGATAATCCGGTGTAATACCAGTGATGTCATAAATGTTTCCCTGAAACAGGATGCGATTGCCTGTTACAGACGGCATCCAGTTTCGACTTTGCCGAATGAGAAACTCCAGCTTCTGCGTTTCTTTGGTCACACCAGCTTCCGTATTTTCTACGGAAGATTTCAAGGTTACCCTTGCCCAACAAGAAAACGTTTCGTCCCACACAGCGGTGTGATTGCCGATTTCATCGGTAACAACACGATTTTCCAGAAAGGTAATTCGCTGATTGAGTGTTCCAATTTCCATTACATCACACCCTCTCGCTGTGCAAACAGCATGGCACGAAGCGTTAACGTCAGCTTGGAAAAGTCTGCGGTATTGCGGTTTTCATAGAGATAAGAAACCGTGTAGAGCATTGCTGTCCGTACCACATCTTCGTTTTCTGAAAAGCGTTCCTCGTCCATTCTTCCTACATCCATTACCAGCTGTTTTGCAGTTGAAATAAGGGAGAGAAGCAATGTATCATCATCTTCAAAATCAATCCGCAGATACTGTTTGACTTCCTGTAAAGTTACCACCCACTCCACCCCCTTTCTCTGATTACGCTTTCATGCCAAGTGTCTTTACGGCTTCGGTCAGAATCAGTCTGCCATCGACACGCTGAGATGCGAGGAATCCAACCTGACCATTCATTGCAAATACCTCGTTCAGCCGCTTAAAGGAACGACCCTGCCGGTCGCCGATCCAATAATAACTGAAATCACCAAAAGCAAGGCACTTTGCACCTGCCTTGATCTCCGGCACATAGCTGGAAGTGTAGTACGGACGATTCAGAATGGTATCCGGTACGCCTGCCTGCACGGACGGATTCCAGATATAGTTTCCGGTGCTGTCTTTCAGCTTACGAAGTGCCTTTACTGTGGAATCATTCAGTACCCATACAGCTTTCTTCCGATACGGGCTTCTCAAGGAATAGAACAGTTCCAGAACATCATCGAAAGTGATATTTGCAGTGCTGGTTGTTGCCCCGCTTTCTGCACCGCCCGTTGCAGCGAAGATACCAGTCGGCTTGCCCTTGCCGTCACCAATGAAGAAAGATTCTTCTTCCTTTGCACCGATTCTTCTTGCAAATTCCTTTGCGATGTAAGACGGCAGGTCAAAAGCGGCATCATTCAGCAGTTCCTCAGAGATCTTAATTGCCGTACCGACCTTGTACGCACCAAGGGAAGCCTGTCCAAAGGTATCATCCGACAGCTTATATGCGTCCTCCTCGTCCATCCAAGCAGCTTCGCCCTTAGAAGTAACGATGGGAATCTTTCGATCACCGGAGGAAGTTTTAATAACAGTCGCCAGCTGCCGGAAAATGTTTTCTTCGGTCAGGGCTTCCACCAGTTTTCGTTCAAACTCATCTGGAACAAGATAGCCACCCTCAGTATCTGTACCAACCTGCAGGTCGTTTCGGACATCGTAAAAATTGCGGTTGCGGATGTTGTTCCAGAAAGCAGTACGATATGCATCCGATGCAATGCCGGTCTTGGTATCACTGTGAGTGGATGCGTTCGGCTTGTTCTGAATCGGCGTAGAAGTGGGCTTGTTCATCTCCGCTTCAATCTGAGCCTGTCGTTCCAGCCGCTGGATTTCCTTGCCGTATGCCACGATCTGCTGCTCCATGGCATCGTATGTCTTGCTGTCCTCTTCCGAAAGCAGACCGCTTTCATTTCGCTTGGAATCCAAAAAGTCACGGGCAGTATCCCATGCCTTGCTTCTTTTTTCTCTCAGTTCCTGAATTGTCATAGTATCAGTCCTCCTGTATTTTTAATATTTCAAAAGCTCCAGCCGCTTGTCCAATTGGTTGATCGGCGTGCCTTTGGATGCAGTTGCAGAAATCTTCTGCAGAAAAGAATCCAGCGTTTTGGATGGTGTGTACAGCATGGATGCTGTGCTTTCTTTCTTTTTTTCATCTGGATCTGTTTTTTCTGGTTTTTCTTCTGGAACAAACGGATTCTTTTTAGAAAAGAGAATGCCGTCTACAAATCCCAGCTGCAATGCTTTTTCTGCATTCATCCACGTTTCTTCATCCATCAGCCTTGCGATCTTATTGCGGCTGAGATGCGATTTTTCTGCATAAGCATTGATAATGGATTCCTTGACTTCATCCAG